CGCTCTGATAGGTCATCTCTGCCATGACGCGCCCGTTGTCGAGCGTCAGGGCGATGCTCTCCAAGACGCAGCCGTAGGCGAACGAGCGGAAGCCCACGCCGTCGACGCGGAAGCACAGCGAATAGTCGCGGTCGCCGGTCAGCGTCCTCGAGCCCGGAAACCAAGTCTGCATACCACGAACAAGCGGCGTCCCCGAGAAGCCAGAGCTGAAGGCGGGGCTGACGGTCACATTGCCGCTCGCGTCGTTGTCGGTGACTGCGCTGTACTCGGCTCGACCATTCACCGAGGAGCCGATCATGCCCCCGATCGAGTAGTTGGCGGCGGCGGCGGTGACGAGCGTGTTGACATCGGTGACGCTCGTGAGCGTGTCGCTCTTCATGGTGCTGACATTCGAGAGGAAGCCAGCGCCGAGGAGGTAGCCGAGGTAGTTGGCGCCATAGGTGTCGGCGGCGCTCCCGATGGTCGTCAGGTCGATGCGGAGCTGCACCTGCCCGGTGCGACGACGCACGCGAGAGCCACCAGACCAGACGGTGTCGGGCTCGGGGGCGATGCCGAAGGAGCCGTCACGCGCGTCGTTGCGCTCGCTGACCACCGCGTCGCCGTAGAGCAGGATCGGGTCACGCTCGCAGGGGAGCGAGACGAACGACAGCCCCGACGCATCGGGCAGACCGGTCGAAGATGAGAGCGAGCCGAAAGCACTTTCAACGGCAACGCTAAGAGAGCGGTGAGTGACGCCCATGTTCAAGCCTCCAAGTAAAGAAGATCGAAGGGGAAGGACAGGATGATGGAGATGGCCTCGGTCGTCGGGTCGGTGATGGGCTCGGCGCTCGGCGCACCGGGGATGACCGAGATGATGCCACTGGTCGAGAGCGTGTAGTCGGGGCCCTTGAGCGCGAGCAGCAGCAGCGCCGCGTCCTCGTTGATCAGCCGCTCGCGGTAGTGCTCCTCGGCTGGTATCTCGTACTTGACCCGCAGGAGCATGGGAACGCGGCGTCTGCCAGAGAGCCCCGCCGCCCCGTCGTCAGTCGAGAAGCCGTCGAGGCGCAGCTCGAAGGAGCGGTTGGTGTGCTGTCGTGCTTCGAGGGGGGCGACCCGACCGCCGGTGCGGGCGTTGATCGCTGTGAAGCCGTGATGCAGGTCGGTCTTGGGCGTGACCGCCTCGATCATTCTTTCGAGCTTGGCGCACGCCGCGAAGATGCCCTGTGTCATGTCCTGCCTCCTCGCGCAAAGTTGGCGCGCAGGTCATTTTCCACCGCTCTGACGACGATGTCCACCTGCCTCGCCGAGAGCCCCAAGTAGGGGCGCGTCTGGTTGACCCCGTAGCCGTAGTATCTGACCTCGGGCGTGAGACCGATGACGAAGCGGCGCGCGTCTGCGTGGAGCACGACCAAGTTGTTCATAAGGATGCCGCTCGCCACGAGGTCAACGAGCGCGCTCGACCCTGCCCCGTGCTTGCGGCTCTTCTGCTTGTACTCGTGGTATCCGCCGGCGAAGTACATCGACCGCCCCGTCCTCGAGACGCGACCGCCCTTGGGCTTGAGCCTCGCGCCCCTGAACGGAATGTAGATGGGGCGCTTGCTGTAGTTCTTAAACGGCTTGTCGTTGGTGTCGAGCCCCTCGCTCGTCCGCATCTTGATCGAGGCGACCACATTCGAGGCGAGCGCCGCAGACTGCTGAGCCGTCCAGAGCGCCGCCGGCAGGTTGAGGTTGATCGTGGCTCGCATCGGCATGATCAGCCCCTAGTGACGCATGCCGCGCGCGGGGCTAAAGAATGTGTCGTTGGCGCTCTTGGTGTAGGTACTCCAAGACGCGCGCAGGTCGCGCGCCGATCCGCCGATCTGTGCGTTGTCGAGGTCGCCGTCGTCAACGACGCCGTCCCCGTCCTTGTCGATGGCCACGAGACGCAGGGCGAGCTTCAGCAGCTCCTCATAGCGCACTCGCAGTCGGTCGGCGGTGTCGAGCTGTAGCGCGGCCTCGTAGATGCGAACGGCTGTCGCATAGGCGTGAGCGTTCATGAACGCCCCGCCGTTGAAGACCTCGTCCTCGGTCAAGTCTTGGTCCTTGAGATGGTCACGCAGGGCGAGGACCACCTCGTCGAGAGCAGCTGCGATCTGAGACGAGAAGTCGCTCTGGCGGCGGGGCACCATGTCGGCGAGCTGCGGCATCATGCCGACCAGAGCCTCGTGGTCGAGCCCCGTCGCGAATGGGCGAGGCGTGACCTTGAAGAGATCGCGCTGCACCAAGACCTCTGCGCCCTGCCCCCGGTCGATGGAGTAGCTGATCTCCAGCGGGTAGGTCGCAGAGCTGTCGGTGATCCACGAGGGGACGGTGCCATACCACAGCGCGAACTCGAGGAGCGCAGACGCACCGAGGTCGATCTCGCGGGGGAGGGGCTCGGCGAGGATCGCAGTCGTGCCGACGAGCCTCGTGAGCGTGACGGGGTAAATGCTGTCGCCCGCCGTCACGAGGAACGCTCGCGCCTGATCTGCTTGCAGACCAGTCGCTTGGTTGGTGACCGTGAGCGTCCTGCGGTCGGCGGCGATAGCCGACACCGAGACCGCCGCGCGCGTCTGCGTCAGATTGATTAGGGTGCTCTGCCCCTCCTCCCTCCATGTCGCGATCGGGGGCGCTGTGAGAGGACCCGGCGCCTGCCATTCCAAGCGATGCGTCTCCCCGGTGACAGCCTTCCTCATGTTCATGCTCCTGCGTTGGCTTTGGCGATGTCGGCGGCGGTCGCCCTCGTGAGGTTCGCCGCGTCAACGAAGCCCTGCGACACAGGGCTCCACGAATGGCGGCAGTTGTAGCCGCCCCCCGACAGCTTAACAGGCAAGCCCTGCCCGTTGTTGAGCTTCGCCATCTGCGCCTCGTCGACCACCTTGTTGATCAGCGGCTTACAGAACTGGCGAGTGATGCCGTCTCGGGGGCCGGTGTAGAGGTACAGGTCGAGCCCCGCCGCCTCGCCGACCTTGGCAGTGACCTGCCGCCCATAGGAGGCGATCTGCGTCTTAAGCTCGGTGATCTGCCGCCCCTCTGAGCGCTCCAGCTGAGCAGAGAGACGCCCCATCGAGGCCCGCAGGGGGACGCCCAAGGTCATGCCTTGAAGCGCCGCCCGAACTGCTGATGTCGTGTCGGGGATGATCACATCTTGAAAGACATTGTCGACAGCTGCGACGCGGAACGCATCGAGCTGCCCTTGAACGGTCGCCGTGGTGGCGTTGGGTTCCAACACCTGCACGGCCTCGAGCGCGGCGGCGGCGACCCGATCAGACTGCACGAGGAAGTCGTCGAGGGTCAGCCCGAAGCCAGCTTGTAGAACGAAGTCCGCCAGCGCGTCTCTCGGCATCGCCAAGAGCGCCTCGGGCGAGGTCATTGAAAGAGCCGCCTCTAGCGTGTCGAGGAGGCTCTTCCTGCTTTGTCCCAACGCGCGCGTCATCGCGTCCCTTGCCTCGATCTCGGCGCGCAGCTCCTTCACCTTCGCCAAGGTGAGCGCGCGTCGCCCGCCCTCCTGCTCTTTCGCCTGAGCGGTCAGATCAGCGACGGCCACCTTGTCGGCGCTGTCGCCCTCTGCGAGCAGTTGAACGGAACGACCGCACTCACAGCGCATCTTACAGGCAGTCGGTCAGCAGGTAGCCGAGCGAGGCGTCGATGATCTTGAAGTTGTGGACCTCCTCAGCCCACACATAGCGGCGGATACGACCGAGGTCGTCATACTGCCCCGCGATCATGTCACCGAAGGCGAAGTTGAGCGCCGCGACCGGCATGGCCTTGACCGCGCCGCCCTTCTGCACCACCGCGTCGGAGCCGTGGAGGATGCCGAAGAAGATGGAGTCGCCGGTCCAGATGTAGCCCTCGGAGGAGGACGCACCGGCCACCGCGTTCTCGATGCGCGCCTCGCCGACATGGATGTTGGGCACGCCGAGCACATCGCTCAGGACCTGCTTCACGGCGGCATCGCTCAGGATCAGGTTGCCAGAGGCGATTCCCTGCGATGCGGTGCCCACATAGCCGCGCACCTCGGGGTTACGGGCGAGAGCGCGGAACACATCGCGACCCATGACGAGCGTGTCGGGAGCGATACCGTGAGCGTTGGCAAACACGGTGTCCTTGAGCTGGTGCAGGTAGCTCAGCGGCTCGGCGCCGGCGGCGTTGAACTTGGCACCGAAGGCAGAGGTCGAGGTCGCGGTGTAGCCGGTGAAGTTGGACGCGCTGAACAGCAGGTCGGCGGCGCGCTTCTCCTTGGCGAGCTTCATGACGCGGGCGACCTTCTTGGCGGTGCGCTGCTCCTCGCTGCCGGGGTACTGCGAGTCGATGATGTCCTCCATCGCGATGCTGTCCTTGGCGCTGTAGATCAGCGCCTTGAAGGTCATCGAGGAGCGGTCGAAGCCGCCGATGGACGCGCGGTCAGCGCCCGGCGCGCGCTCGAGGTCGAGGCCCGCGCCCGCGCCCATGAAGTTGCGGGTCTGCTCAAGGAGGAGGGTGCCAGAGCGCTCGGGAACCTTGATGTTCTCGAAGAGCTTGTCGGCGATGAGCTGGCTGTCAGAGGGCACCGCCTCGACGACGAGCGAGCTGAGAATCTGATCTACGGGGTGGAGATTGCTGTAGGAAGAAGCCATGTCGGTTCACCTCGCTCGTGCTTAGGCGTTGACGGTCAGAGGACCGAGGAAGAGGGCGAGCAGCTGCTCGTTGGCGGCGGCGCTCGTCTGGTTGATGTTGGGCAGGACGCGCGCCACGGCGTAATCGCCAGCGGTGAGCCCGCTCTTGACCTTGCCGCCGGTCGTGACAGCGAGGGTCGGCGTGGTCGAGAAGGTCAGCGAGCCGCCCGCGATCACGCGCGTCACACCGAAGATCACGACCTCAACGCTGTCACCGGCATCG